GCGGGCTATCTGTCCGCCGCGCTTCTGGCGCGGCTGGGAGGGACGCTTGGGTCAATGGCGCACCCCGCTGTCCCGACCGCTTCGCAGCCTCTCCGGCTGGACGGCATCATCGCGCAGGCGTCCCAGACCTACCTCAAGCTCTGCGGTTTCGTCCTGTTTTTCCGGATGCTGGCCGCAGGAGCGGGGGAAGTGCTGCCCTCGGGTGCAGGCGTTTTCTGCGCGATGCTTTTGGAGGTCTGCTCCGGCTGTGACCTGGCTGCAAAAAGCGGTCGGTTCGCCAGTATGCTGTGCTGCGCGGCGCTGAGCGTGCAGGGGCTTTCTGTTCTGATGCAGGTGCGGACCATCTGCCCGCCCGAGATGACCCTCCGCCCGCTCTACCGCGCCCGGCTGCTCCATCTGCCGCTTTCGCTGTTGGTATTTTATCTTCTCCTTCCTCAGCGAGCGCAGGAGACGTTCAGCACCCTGTGCGGCCGCGTGACCATGATGCGCCGCCTCCCGCCCGACTGTGCGCTGATGGTGTTTCTCGGCTGCTGCTTTGTGGTCTGTGAGCTGAGCCGCGTCCTTGCAAAGGAGCCGAATCAAACACAGGGGGACAAAGTTGCGAATCAATCTTGACAGCTCCCGGCTTTTATGGTAAAATATCACACGTTGCAGAGATCGCAATGTGCTACTGTGGCTCAGCCGGTAGAGCAGCTCACTCGTAATGAGCAGGTCGTCCGTTCGAATCGGATCAGTAGCTCCAGAAATCCTACAAATCAGCGTCAAAATTTGACTGATTTGTAGGATTTTTTCTTATTTACTCTAAGCCGGACGAAGAAAACCGCAACAAAAACCGCAACATTGGGTGGCTCAAAATCGAAAATGGAGACTTTTTGGCAAAATTTTCAATGAATTAAGTAATAGATAATTGTTGTGAAATCGGTTTGAGAAAAAGGACAGAACGGTGGATGTATGAACTTTCCAGAAGAACAGCTGGGTCGCGTTGGACAAAAATTCTCGGATATAGGGCGAAAAATCGAACATATCAAGACACTTGACTTGGTCAGCTGCGTCGCAGAGGTTGAACAGCTCTGCGGTGAGATTCAAGCCGCAACGGAAGAAATGAGGCATATACTTGCGCAGATGAAGTTCTAACAAACAAAAAAATCCCCCTCTGCACATAGAGTGCAAAGGGGGAGAAACTTCGACTTATGAGCCGATAAGCCAATCACTTTCAGGCTTAGCGATGAGACGAGCGTTGTTGTAAGCCATATCCAGCGTCAAACAGGTGTGCCCTGTGTAGACACCATTACGCGCACCAACTGCGAGCGATAAGTCAACCTTTTTAGGATCGCCCAAGCTAATAGGGAGCAAGAACTGAATGCGTCCGTGATAATACTGAGGCACAGCCGCCTTATAGTTTTCTTTTACGCGAATTTTTGCGTAATCCAATGCGGCCCGGAACAACATGGGGAGATTGCTCATATCCCTATACTGCTCTGGAATACGCTTGCGATTCCTTTCGTCTTCTAAAATGTGGTCTATATTGATACGCATTTCGAGACGGGTGTCAAACATCAAATCCGAAATGCTGTCAAAATAGCTTGCCCGTTCCGGCAATGGGGAGATCTGACTAAGCTCTGCTGCGGATTCCTTATAAAATCCTCGGAGCTTCCATTTCGCCCGACGTTCAGTGTCGTTTCTGTCAAACAGAACAAAGATTGGTTCAAAATTCGGTGTGAATAGACCTGTATTGAAGCACATCTCCGTGTCCGTTTCGTATATGTAATTGCGCTCAGGGTTAGCTTTTTGCTGCGCCCGGAGACGATTAAACGTATGGTAAACGTAATTTTCTAAGATGATGTTTTTCCGCGTACCGGGTGTTTCAGCGTAGTTCCAACGTTCCGGACGCGCCATATCGGCCAATTCCTGAACGGAGTTGCCGAAATTCCCAAGATACGCATATTTTCTGAGAGTGGGGACTGAGTAATTAGTCATAAAAGGCTCCTTCCTATAAGGAATACGCCATTTTTATTCCCTGAAAGCTTGACATTTAATGAAACCTCTAGTATAATGTCAACAGGAAACGTTGTAGGCCGCTATTCCGCTAATGTTTTAATGCTTACAGTAAATAGGCTAATGCCAGATACAGAGAGACGCCGCAACGTGCAAGTTGGAACGGTGTCTCTCTCTTTTTAAAGGTTTCAACAAATATTATACCATATCTTCTTGTTTTTTACAACCCCCAACAAAAAATCCCCCTGCACCAGCCTTTTTACGGGTCATGGTACAGGGGGATTATCATTTTACGCTGACTTTGCGCTGACTCAGCCCAGATTCAGCGTATTCTGGGCAGCGGCCTGATTGGCGGCGACGTGGTTGGCGTCGATCTGGGCCTCAATACGATTTTCGAGGTACTGGGTCGTATCGCCGAAGTTGCTCTTGATGTAGTCCTGCGCGTCGTTGCTCATGCTTTTCAGGGCAGCAGACACGGCCCGCATCAGTGCTTCCTTCTGCTCCGCCTCATTGAACGTCCCGGCGGCTTTGAGGTCGTTGACGTATCTCTGGTTCATCGCGGCCACGGCATTGGCAACGGCATCGCCGATTTCCTGGACGAGCCGCTGCGCCTTGATGTTCTGAGTCTGGGCGTTGATTGCATCAACGGCAACTGGCAATGCCTTTCTGGATGCAGGCGGTCACGATGGGAACGCAGACCAGCAGGGCGACGTACAGCAGGCTTCTCGTAAACTCATTCATATTCGGTTACTCCTTTCATTCAGTGAACCTGATTCTTCAGGCTGTTCATCCGCTTATCACCTTCGATGGCGGCGGCGGTAAAACTGTTGTTCTTCCACCATGCGGCCAGCGCAGCACCGACGGTAAACCCAGTAGAGATCATCTGCTCAAGCTGGGCATTGTCGATGGGCAGCAAAGGCTTACCCGCTGCGCTGAGCAGCTGATTTGCCAGGGCGAGGCCCAGCACAGCAGTGCGGGTCAAAGTACCGGTGGAGATTTTCTTTTTCATGTCAGTCCTTGCCTTTCTCGGGCGTCTCGGCCCGCTGTTTGAGGATGTCGATGGCCTTGGTGATTGCTGCGGGGATGGGCAGTCCCATCAGGCCAGCGTTCTCGACGATGGAGATGGCCTCGTTGGCCGAAAAGCCGATGATCGCCGCGTCGCGGACGAAGCTGCCGCCGATGACAGCATCAAGCTGGCAGGCCACCAGCACGATGAGCAGCGTCTCGCCCTTGCGGATGAGGCCCTTCCAGCCAGCCTTGCTTTCCAGCGCGCCGGTCTTGGTCTTGGGGCTGGCGTGGAACACGCCTGCCACCACCAGACCGGTGATGTAGTCGATGGCCATAAAGATGACCAGCGTCTGCAAGGCGGTGTCCCAGCCACCGAACAGCGAGGCAATGACACCGCCGATGATGCCGATCGCGGTGCAAATGGTATCCTTCATTTTCTTCACTCCTTACAGTGTCCACCGGCTCTTATTCGCCCGGGTATCGATATGCACCCAGCCGGTCTTGCGGGTGGGGTGCTTTGCATCCTTCGGGTACCGCCCGATGCCGCCCCGGGAGGGCAGCAGGGTCTCGGCGTAGGCGGCCACAGTGGCCACGTCCACGCCCTCAACGTAGAAGTCCGCTGCCCGACCCAGCAGGTGCTGGCTCGACTTGCTGCCGCCCACGGCGGCATTGTGGACGGCGGTGCGGTAGCCGCTGGTGATGTGTACCGGCTTGCCGAAGTGCTCCCGGATGCACTGCAGCAGCACCACAAGCTCGTCGTCCAGTTTGACGGTGTCAGAGCCGGTGCAGGCAAACTCCCGCACCCGGAAGCCGGGGGAGAGCTGGCGGGTGCCGTCTTTGCTCAGGGTATATTCACGGATAGACATTCTGAATCCTTTCTATATTTGTTGACAACGTATTGAAATTGTGCTACTCTGTATTCAGAAGGAGCGTGATACTATGGCACAGACCACTGTAAGCATCCGCATGGATAACGATCTGAAGAACAGCTTTGACCACA